GCGATTGACAGGCGTAAGAGCGGGGACGGGAATCCGCAGGCGGATTTTATCTCGTGCGTGGCGTGGGAAAAGACCGCTGAGGTAATCAGCCAGTACTGCACGAAGGGGCAGAAGATCGCCGTCGAGGGGCGCATCCAGACGCGAAGCTATGACGCCAACGATGGAACGAAACGCTATGTGACGGAGGTCGTCGTTCAGAGCATGGAGTTCTGCGACAGTAAAGGCGGCGGTACAAATTCCGTTGCACCGCCCGAGCAGCAGGGCATGTTTGATGGGAGCAGAGCGGTAGCCGACTCTGATATACCGTTTTGAGTACCTATACCGCCGTCATCCTCGGAGAGCCAGTCGCGCAGGGGCGTCCGCGATTCTCACGGCAGGGCGGATTCGTCAAGGCGTATGATCCAGCCAAGAGCCGGGACTATAAGAGCTATGTGCGGCTGATCGCAGCGCAGAACGCTCCTGTTACGCCCGTAGAGGGAGCAATCGAGTTCTCTTTGCGTATCTATCGCGCCATCCCCAAAGGGATGCCAAAATACAAGCGAGAGGAGGCAAAGGCGGGGGCATTGCGCCCCGTAACAAAGCCGGACGTCTCGAACGTTCTGAAGGGCGTGGAAGATGCACTCAAGGGCGTGTGGTACAAGGACGACAGTCAGATCGTCGGCTACGGGGTGCTCGGCAAATGGTACGATGAGCGGCCGAGGATCGAGATCATGATGCGGGAGTTGGAGTAACCCAAGGAAGAGAGAAAACAAGGAGCGCGGAGCGATTCGCGCTCTCTATCTCGTTATTGAGCGGAGGGCAGCAGGTGCGCAATTACAACGATTATGAGCAACTGGTTTACAAATATCTGAAAAACTATAACAGCTTCAAGCACCAGATCGAGAGCGTCAACATCGAGATCGATGGCATCCGCGAACAGATCGAAATTCTCGGTGGGTTGAAAGCAACGGTGTATGACAAGGTCATTGTCTCAGGTGGCGAGCAGCACTCATCCGTCGAGCAGGCAATCGAGCGCAAGGAAAAGCTCGAGGGACGACTGTTGATCCTGACGGCAAATCGCCAGCGGCTCACGACCCTCATTCAGCGTATTGATGCAGCACTCGCTACGCTCGAGGAGAGTGAGCGCAAGATCGTAGAGCTAAAGCACATTGTCGGGGAGAACTGGATCCATATTGCCATGCAGGTGCCTTACAGCGAGCGTAGCTGTCAGAGGCGATGTAGAGAGGCGGTAGAGCGGGTCGCAGCTATCATGTTCCCGGATAAAGCGATTGACAGAAAAGCAGATTTTGTATTTGTTGACAGTAAAATAGCTTGAGTTTGCATAGAAGTTGGCGAACTCGTGTCGCATTCTTGTCGTACTCATGTCGCTTTTTTGGCGGAAACGTGGCGGAAAGTTGGCGAACTTATGGCGAGTTTTTCCGTTTTTGCCGTGGTATGATGGTATCGTCAAAATTTCAGAGAGTAGAGTCCTCACCGGTCCGGCGGAGGGCTTTTCTTTTGCCCAAAAGAGAGGAGGAGTGGATTTGATCGACTACAAGTCACCGGCAGAGCCACGCGGCACAACGGGGGACGGAGTGCCTGTGTTCTGTGCGTATGATGAGATCGTCGCACTCGGAGATATTCGGCCGAACCCCGGGAACCCGAACGACCATAATAAAAAGCAGATTCGACTGCTCGGCGACATCATCCAAGCGACGGGCTGGCGCGCACCGATCACCGTCAGCAAGCGCAGCGGTCTCATTACAAAGGGACACGGACGCAGAATGGCAGCTGCAGCGATGGGATGGAAGTCTGCACCCGTGGAATACCAAGACTACGCGAGCGAGGAGGAGGAGCACGCCGACCTGATCGCGGACAACCGCATCGCAGAGCTTGCTGATCTCGACATGGGTAAGCTGATGGATATGGTACAGGAGATGGATACGGGCATCGTACCCGTGGAGCTGACCGGATTCACAGAGGAAGACCTGCAGAAGATCATCGCCTCGATGGAGGGCGCGGATGATTCCGTTGATGACAATGCAGATGCAGAGCCGGGGGTAGATGATGACTATAAGCCGTTCTCCAAGCTCGGTGACCTCTGGCACCTCGGGAATCACCGTCTCATCTGCGGCAGCGCTACAGACGCAGCGACGATTGAGCGGCTGATGGACGGACGCAAGGCGCAGCTCGTACACACAGACCCGCCGTATGGTGTCAGCTACAAGACGCAGAGCGGCAAGTTTGACATGATCGCCAATGACGACAAGACGCACGATGATCTGATGGCAGAGCTTCTCGTTCCTGCGTTTCGCAACTATGTGCGCAGCACAGCGGACGATGCCGCCTTCTACATCTGGCACGCATCGAGCACGCGCCGCGACTTCGAGGACGCCATGATTGCGGCGGGCATCATGGAGAAGCAGTACATCATCTGGGTCAAGAACGCGCCCGTCCTCGGTCACGCTGACTATCAGTGGGCGCATGAGCCGTGCTTCTACGCCGAGAAAGCAGGGCAACAGGCGAAATGGTGCGGCGACCGCTCGCAACGCACGACATGGAACGTCGTCCTGCGCGGTGCAGATGGTATGGCGACAACGCTCACGGGCGGTGTGGTTCTGACGGACGGCACGGGCAACAAGCTCTACCTCACGGACAAGATGCCGAAGGGGAAGAAGGTGCGCTACGTCCGGCTGAGCGAGGGGCGGAGCATTTGTCTCTATCAAGAAAGCCGCGAGAACACCGTCTGGGAGGTCGCACGCGACAGCAAGACCGTGCACCCAACGCAGAAGCCCGTAGAGCTTCCGATTCGTGCGATTACCAACAGCACGGAGGCGGGCGACCTCGTGATTGACTTCTTCGGCGGCAGCGGCTCGACGCTGATCGCAGCGGAGATGACCGGGCGCATCTGCTACAGCACGGAGCTTGATCCGCGCTACGTTGACGCCATCATCCGTCGGTACATCGAGACCAGCGGCAAGCAAACCGTCACCGTGGAGCGCGACGGTGTGACGATGACGATCGATGAGGTCATGGAGGCCGCCGCAGGAGGTGACGTGGATGCATGAGCCGGAAAATATCGACCGAACAGGAACTGTGGGAACGCCAAGCGGGTGAATCCTCGGTCGCCTACGAGGCCTTTCTTCTCTACCGTAATATGAGCCACGAGACAGATGGCGCAAAGAAAAAGCGTCGTCTCGCGAGCGTTGCGGAAAAGTTGGGAAAATCCCTGAAATTAATCGAGCGATGGAGCCGCACATGGGACTGGGTAGAGCGAGCACGGGCGTACGATAACGAGCTGCAGCGCATCAGCATGGAGGAGACGCGCGAAGCCGTACGCAAAATGCTCAAAGACCACATGACGATGGCACAGGCACTGCAGAAAAAGGCAATGACCGCTCTCCTGCGGCTGGACGATGAGAGCCTGTCCACAAAAAACATCCTGGACTATCTCGTGCAGGGCATCGAACTCGAGCGGCAGGCACGCCTCGAAGCAGCAGATGTCGGCAGGCCCGGAATGACCAAAGGAAGTCCTATCGCCGAGCTGGAAGAGCCGGAGCAATCTACAATGGTGCAGCTTGTGCAGTCTCTAAAAAAGGCTCGTGAGAGGAGGACGCCCTGATGGAGTTTAAGGACTGGGGTACAAAGGCACTGGACTTCATCGAGAAGCCCATTGAGGAGGACGCCTTCATCAACATCCTCGAGGGCAGCGTCCGTAGCGGCAAGACCGTCGCCATGATTCCGAAGTGGCTGAACTACATCATGACGGGGCCGCCGGGGCTGCTCCTCATGACGGGTGTGTCCAAGGACACGATCTATGATAACGTGCTGAATGACCTCTTCGACACCGTCGGCGAGGAGAACTACCACTACAACAGACAAAGCGGATCGCTGGACGTATTCTGGCGAGACGCAGACGGCGAGCATGTGCGACGCATCAAGGTCGTCGGCGCGAAGGACGAAGGCTCGGAGAAGTTCATCCGAGGCAAGACCCTCGCGGGTGCGTACTGCGATGAGCTGACACTCATGCCCGAACGGTTCTTCAAGCAACTTCTCAACCGCCTCAGTGTGCCGGGCGCTAGGCTATACAGCACAACAAATCCAGATTCACCGATGCACTACCTCTACAAGGAGTACGTCACGAACGAGCAAAAGCTCCGTGATGGGCTTGTGAGAGTGGTGCATTTTGAGTTGGACGATAACCCTAATCTTGACGAGGAGTTCAAGAACAACCTGAGAACATCGTACTCCGGTATGTGGTTTCAGCGCATGGTGCTTGGTTTGTGGGTGCTCGCCGAGGGCGTCATATACGATATGTTCAGCGACGACCTGCTCTTTGACGATGCAGAGTTCACGAACACACTCAAAAGCAGCTGCCGCCGCTTCATCGCGTGTGACTACGGCACGAAGAATCCGATGGTCTTTCTTGACATCTACGATGACGGAGAGACAATCTGGATCCCGAATCTCTACTACTGGGACAGCCGAAAGAAGCAACGGCAGAAGACCGACGCGCAGTACGCGGACGCACTCGAGAAGATGGTTGGCGAGGAGTACCCAGACTTTATCGTCATTGACCCGTCGGCGGCAAGCTTCAAACTCGAATGCCAAGGGCGGGGCTTCCGCGTGAAGGATGCGGACAACAGCGTCAACGACGGAATCCGCGAGGTGGCAAAGCTCCTGACCAAGAAGAAGATTCGCATCCACCGCACACGATGCCAGCCGATGATTGACGAGTTCCAAAGCTACGTCTGGGATGAACGGGCGGCGCGTAATGGAGAAGAAAAGCCCGTCAAACAGGCAGATCACGCGATGGACGCGCTACGCTATTATGTTCACACAATGCTGCCGAAATGGAGGAGGAGAGAATGAGCAAAAAGAAAAAGATCGCCGCACGGCAGCAGAGAACGAACGATTCGTTTCAGAATCCGATGACGCGATCCGGTGTGTTCATGCCGAATCCGCTGGAGACGACAGAGTATCAGTTGACACGGTTCACGCGGGACTGGCAGACGATCAACGCGCTCTATCGGTCGCACTGGATCGTGCGCCGCATCATTGATGTTATCCCGGAGGACATGCTCAAGAACGGATACCATATCCTGACGCAGCTATCTCCCGACGAGATCAAGAAGATTGTGCGCTGCGATCGCACAACACGCACGAGTCGGCGCATCCTCGAAGGTCTGAAATGGGGGCGTCTCTACGGTGGCGCAGGGGCCCTTATCATGATTGAGGGGCACGAAAACCAGCTCGATCAACCCCTCGACTACGACATGATCATGCCGGGCTCGTACAAGGGACTGCTCGTCCTCGATCGATGGTCGGGGGTGACGCCGGAGGATAAACTCGTCAGCGACATTTCGGATCCTGAATTTGGCATGCCGGAATATTACACAGTGTCCAGTGACGCGCTGACGGTCGGTATTCGTGTGCACCACAGCCGAATCCTTCGGTTCATGGGGCGGCCGCTTCCGTACCTCGAACAGCTCGCAGAGACCTACTGGGGCGCATCCGAGCTTGAGCACGTCATCGACGAGCTCAAGAAGCGCGACAACGTCAGCTGGAACATTGCCATGCTGACATTCATGGCGAATCTCCGTGTCATGAAGATGGACGGCATGAGCCAAATACTAGGCACTGGAAACGAACAGGCGCAGATGCAGCTCTACAACACCATTCAAGGCATGAACGCCATGATGAACAACAACAGCCTGCAGGTGCTCGGAGAGAACGACAGCTACGAGACGCACCAGTACACCTTCGGCGGCATTGGGGAGACCTACGACCGCTTTATGATGGACGTTGCAGGGGCGGCAGAGACCCCCGTGACAAAGCTGTTCGGGCGCAGCCCTGCGGGGATGAATGCCACGGGCGAGAGCGACATGCAGAATTACTACGACACCATCGAGGAGAAGCAAGAGGCTGACCTTCGTCCGGTGTACGATAAGATTCTGCCGATCATGTTCATCTCGACGCTCGGCGGGATTCCCGACGACTGGGACTACGAGTTCAATCCCATCCGTCGCCCGCGTGATGATGAGATGGCAGACCTCGCATCCAAGAACACGGACAGCGTAACAAAGGCGTTCCAAGCAGGCATGGTCAGCCAGCGGACAGCCCTCAAGGAGCTGCGCCAGCAGTCCGAAATGACGGGGATGTGGTCGAACATCACGGATGAAGACATCGAGAAAGCCGACGATTCGGTCATGCAGCCCGATGAGGGCATGGGCGATTTGATGAATGGAGTTTTCGGCGGAGGTGCAGAACAGGATCCTGCGCATAAGGAGCCAGTAGATGAATCAGCCGATATGGATGCCGAAACGAAGGATTGAAATAGCGTTCCGCAAGGCGCTCCTCGACATCGCAAAGGGGATTGTCATGCGCGCTGGAGAGACGAGCGATCCCCATCGGATTATTTCGACGCTTGAGAGAATCACTCATACGCCAGACTTCATCCGGATCTCGGAGGCAATCGCGCTGAAGATGGTGACAGGACTGTTCGACGATACGGGGCGAACGTGGCGCGAGGCGGCGCGAAACAGTGGCAAGGGCAGAGAGATATATCAAGCCCTGCAAAAAGAGCTGCTGGGGGGGCGTGGAGCGCGTATACGGGAGCTTGTGCAGGAAAACGCTGACCTTATCAGTACGCTCCCGAAGAATATCGCCGACGATGTAGCGGCATATGTTGACCGAGAAGCTATGAAGGGACGCAGAGCGTCGGACATCGCTGATGAAATCCGGAGGATGTTCCCTGAGAAAACGAGGGCCCGGGCAGAGCTGATCGCACGAACGCAGGTCTCCATGACACAGACAAATCTGGTACAGGCTCGCGCAGAAGACCTTGGTCTTGACTGGTATGTGTGGCGGGCGTGCGGAGGGAACAATGGCGACGGAAGGACGCGCAGCAGTCACAGACACATGAGCGGCGTACTCATCCGGTGGAGTGATCCGCCGGCGCCAGAGGACTTGTTTCCTCTACGACGCGTTGATGGCTCGCCCTATAACAATACACTTGGGCATTACCACGCGGGGTGCTGCCCGAATTGCCGATGTTATCCGGAGCCCGTGGTCGATTTGGACTTGCTCAAGTTCCCGATACGGGTGTATCAAAACGGACATGTTGAGCGTATGTCTAGGAAACGGTTTGAAGGAGGATTCTAATGTGGGAAACGAGATTAGGCGCATCGCGGTCGGATTGATGGCGCTCTCTATGCGTCTGGACACGTACGCCATGCAGCGCGGGCTGACGATGGATTCCGCACACCCGAAGGACCCCGACCCGAAGAACTGGCGAACGATCAACGGCTCGAAAGTCCATCTGACGGAGGGTAAGATTGATGGCGGTGCGGGAGGCAAATTTGTTGGAAAGGAATGGACCGGAAAGGCGAAGCATGAGTTCATACCGAAAGAAAAACCTAAAGAATCTTTGGGGGAAGGACCGAAAAATCTCAGTAAACAGAATCAGAAGGAAAAACTAGAATCCCAACAAACTAAAACTCCTAAGGTTAAAGCACCGAAACAACAAAAGGTGAAAACGTCAGGTCAGTTCCAGACAAAGACTATGTCCAAGCCGCTTTTTAAGGCAGATACGGGAGTTAGTACTCCAAAAGGAACACTGTGTTTATATGCGTCCAACAGCAAAGGACAAATCACAGATCCTGCATTCGAGAAATTTGAAAGCGAATATGGGAAAAAGCAGGTATCAAAATTTAGTGAAGCAGAAGAAAAATCTGTCAATCGGTACACAGAAGGATCGAAGCATTTACGGGAGTATCTGTGTTACGGAAAAGTCGAGGGGTGGGGAGAATACACCAAGGAGGCACTTCAAGAGAAGGTAGATAACATCAGCTCAGGACTTTCCAAAATGGAACATCCTGACATGTGGGTGTGTCGGAAGTGCACACTGATGGACTGGGCAACGAAGCATAATCCCCATGGAGCCACCATTGAAGATCTCCAAAAAATGCAGGAACACGGATTAAGTTTTGAAAATAAAGCGTTTCTGTCAACCACTCCGACGGAAGGAGGGACATATGGAGATCAAGGAGCAAAAGCGGTAGTTCGTCATTTCTTTGTTCCAGAAAAGGCCACCGGAGGCTACATTGCCTCTGTTTCTTCCTATAAGTGCGAGAATGAATTCTTGCTTGACAAAGGAACCAAAACTCGGATAATGAAGATAGAGAAGCAGGGAGGAAAAATCATTACATATGAGGAGGTGGTTCTTGATGACTAAGAAAGAACAATTCCTTGCAACGCTCAACGATCAAGAAAAGAAACTCATAAAAAATGGAGAAGTCGAACCGAATGCATTTAGCTTATGCTGGTACTACAAAGTCCAGTCAGAATATGCAGCCCCTAAAGAGGCCGAACGGATGGAGAGGCGTAAAGCAGAACTTTATGGGGAATGGAAAACGCTTGGGCTTGTAGAGTAACAAAAAAACATTCAGCACCCGCAAGGGTGCTTTTCTTATGCCAATTTTGAAGGGGGAATGTCCATTGAAAGCATTCTACGGGGCAAGGTTCTCGCCCCACATGACAAAGACGCCCGAGGGATTCCTCGTGTGTCACAGCGTCCCAATCTGCCGCACGGGGATGCAGGAATACATGCCGCAGGAGCTCGGCGTTTCTGATACCGGAGGCGGATTCCTTAAGGTGTACCGCGAGGAGAGCGAGGTGTTCAAACCTGCTGCGATCGCGTCCTTCGAAGGAAAACCCGTGACAGACGATCACCCGCCCGTAGGTGTAGATGCGTCCAACTACGCGAGCTACACCAAGGGAACAGTCCAGAATGTCCGGCGCGGCAGCGGGGCGGACAGGGACAAATTGATTTGCGATCTCGTCGTGTACGATGCAGCGCTTATCGCCAAGATTGATGCGGGCAAGCGCGAGATTTCGTGCGGGTACGAGTGCAAATATATTGAGAGGGACGACGGAACATACTGCCAGATGGATATCATCGGCAATCATGTCGCAGTCGTCGAGGAGGGGCGCGCGGGGAGCGAAGTAGCAATCCGTGACGCCAAAGCAAAGCCAGAAGGAGGAAAACAGATGGCAAAAAAAGGTAGTATTCTGCATCGGATGTTTGCAGCATTCGCCAAGGATGCGGAGCCGGAGGAAGTCCGCGAGGCGGCGCGTGCTGTCGACGAAGCGGAGGGCGGCGGCAATCCCTCCGAGGAAGTGCAGGAGGCGCATGCCGAGGACTACAAGGCAGTCATGGACGCGATCGAAGCACTCAACGCAAAGGTTGACGCATTCACCAAGCCGCAGACACAGGACGACGATCCTGATGATGAACCGGCGGACGCACCAAAAGAGACGGAGGCTCTCGACGAACTCGAGGAAGAGCTCAAAGGCGATGATCCTGCTCCGACTGAGGACGAGGAATCCGAGGAGGAGAGCAAAACTGTACCGCCCGAACAACTCGAGGAGGACGAGGAACCGGAGCTTTTCGAGGTAAAGGCTATTCCGAGGTCTGAGGTAACCGCCGACAAGGCGATCGCACTCTCTGTTGTTCGCGCAATGAAACCGTTCATTGCCGCAATGCCCGCGGGACAGCGAAAGAAAGCGTCGGACGCACTCTCTCGTACACTTAAAAAGGCGATGCGTACAAAGGACACGCAGCCACTGCCGGGCGGCTACGGCGCGCTCTCGCACCGTAAGACAGCAGATGCGGCAGCTCGGGAGAAGGAGATGCGGGCCTACGGCGAGAACTGCCGCAAGCGCAACCCGCACTGCAAGAAGGAGGAGAAGTAATTATGCCGGGAACTACAATCGGAATCAACATGACCTATGGCTATCCGGGGCAGGCGTCTCGTCAGGGCGATGAGGTCAGCCGCACGCGCCCCGTTGCCGCAGGATCGTCGGACATCCCGTTCGGCGCTCCTGTCATCCAGAAGGATGATGGATCGGTCGCGCTTTTCGGAGCGACGAACACTGCCGCAGACTTTGCTGGCATTGCGATGCGCAAGGTCAAGTCGGCGAAGGTCTATCCGTCGCAGGACTTCGGATTTTATACCGTTGGCGAGCCGTGTGATGTGCTGCAGCGTGGTGGTGTATCCGCTATCTGCGCATGGGGGACGCCGAAGGTAGGCGCAAAGGTCTATGTCCGCACGAAGGTGGTCAGCGGAACGAGCCCCGCAGGAGCAAAGGTCGGCGACCTCGGTGCCGCGAATGAGACAGGAAACTGCGTCGAGCTGACGGGCGTCAAGTGGTCGAGCGGAGCAGATGCGCGCAACGTCGCAGAACTTACGATCATCGCGCGTCAGGGCGTGTAAGAGAGGAGAACAGATATGAAGAAACAGTATAATCTTGCGATTGCACCGCAGCGCGGCGGATCGCCGCTGCTGACAATGGATGCAGCGGCCGTATCGAGCGGGCTTGCGTTCCTTGAGAGCGAGCTCGAAAAGCTCGATCCGCTTCTGCGCGAGCCTCTCACAAGCACGACTTACCCGCGCGATATTGAGATCGAGAGCGGCGGCGGCTGGGTTGAGGCAACGTCCGCGTTCAACGTCGAGTACAGCGTCACGGGCGGACAGGCAGACGGCGTCGGCGGCGTCCAGAATGCCGTGCGCCGGATTCAGGCAGACCTCTCGAAGGACCTCTACAAGGTGCTCCCGTATGAGGTCTCCATGTCCATTAAGATTCAGGACCAGCTGCGCGGCGCGGTTACCGGCCGCAGCATCGAGGACATCTACAACGATGGCATCCGCCTCGACTACGACAAGTACATGGACATCAACACCTACCTCGGGCAGGAAGCATACGGGACGACGGGTCTGCTCAACGACAAGCAGATCGCGGCGACTGCTGTCACCGCTGGTGCAAGCGGTCAGACCGACTGGGCTCACAAGACACCGACGGAGATTCTGAACGACATCGACGAGGCGATCATCGCTGGGTGGACGGGTGCGCAGTACGATAACAGCGCGATCCCGAACCACATCCTTATTGACCCCGCGAATTTCGCGTACATCAACCGCACGATGGTGAGCGTTAACGGATACCCGACGCCCGTCTCCATTATGCAGTACCTTGTTGATCACAACATCGCCAAAGCCAAGGGTGTTGACCTCGTGATTGCTGAGTGCCGTTTCTGCATCGGCACAGGCGTCGGCAAGAAGAACCGCATGGTCGCTTATGTCAACCAGCGCCGCTTTGTCGGCATGGATGTTCCCGTACCGATGAGTCGTGTCATGACGCAGCCGAATGTCAATACGGCGTCCTACGACAGCCTTTATATGGCCAATGTCGGACAGGTCAAGATTCACTATTTCGAGCCGTTCATCTACCGCGATGGCATCTGAGAGGAGACGCAGCATGATCAAACTCGTAGCAAAGCAGAAAATCGGATTCCGCAACCCCGAGACGCAGGAGATCGTGACGGCAGAGCCGTACGCGTTCTCCATACTCCCCGACTGGGTCGAGAAAGACCCCATGTACGGATGGGCGCTCGCAGATGATGTGATTGAGGTCGCTGGCGACACCCCCCCTGCGGAGGGTGATGGCGACAAGAAGTCCGGTGGGAAAAAGTCTGGCGGTAAGAAGGGCGACAAGGACCAGAACCCGCCGCAGGAAAATACCAATGCCGATGATCCGCAGGAGGGGAAGGACAATCCCCCTGCGGAGGGTGACGGAGAGAAGAAGGAGTAAGCCATGATGTATTCGGATATCGATGTGTTCGGGATTATTGCCGCAGCGTCGAACATCCGAACGGGTGGCAATCCCGAATACACGGTCGATGATTTTCTCGCCATCTACCCGCAGTTTGGCGGGGGCACTGTTCCGGATGTTGTGCTGAAAGCATGGGTCAATATGGCTCAGGCATCCATCCACAAGGCACGTTACAACGATGCGTGGGAAATCTGCATGGGCCTCTACATCGCGCACTGGCTGACGCTCTATTTGCAGACGGCAGCCGGTGCCGATGATCCTGTGCAGAAGAAGATCGCAGCAGGGCTCGCAAATGGACTACAAACTTCCAAGAGCGCCGGCGACATTTCCGTGTCCTATGATTTCGGCAGCGTCAATGAGGATTTCGCGGGCTGGGGGACGTACAAGCTGACCGCATACGGGCAGCAGTTTGTCACGTTCGCACGAATGTATGCGGCAGGAGGGATGGTCGTATGGTAACAGGCACAGCGAACATCACGAAGTCGGACCGGGGATTTGAAGCTATCCTCGGGAAACTTCAAGCACTTACAAAAAAAGAAGTGCTTGTCGGTATCCCGCAAGAGGCGGCTGGACGTCCCGGAGGGGATGCAGTCAACAACGCCGAGCTGCTCTACCTGCATACGAATGGTGTGCGATCCTCTGGGATGCGCTCGGAGATGGATCCAAGCATCAACTCCGGGATGAAATATAGTGCGGCGCATAGTCTCTACGTGCAGACGCACGGAAGTCCAGCTTATTCTATTCCGGCGCGCCCCGTGCTCCAACCTGCCATCAAGGACAGCCGTTCTGCGATTGGAAAACAGATCGCAGGGGCATACCGTGCCGCGATGCACGGAGATATGGCAGGGGCAGAGAGAGGGCTCGAGCTTGCAGGCATGGTCGCGCAGAACGCAGCGCGCGCGTGGTTCGAGAACCCGAAGAATAAGTGGCCGCCGAACTCGGCGCGGACAATCAAGGCGAAGGGCAGTGACAGCCCGCTCATTGACACGGGCGAGATGCGCAAGTCCATTACATACGTAATCAGGGATATGGGGTGATCACATGGCAATCGACGTCTCGGAGATCGTCCATGACCCCGATTTCTGTACTATGTTCACGGTGATCAAGCAGGGAGAATCCGAATGGGTTCGTGGAGTGCTGCAGAGGAAAACGACGGAGACGACCGTCGAAGGAATCGTGCAGCCGTCGTCCAGTAAGGATCTCGAACTTCTCGATACGGCCGACCGCGTGAATGGGATGAAAACCTTCATCACGGACGAGGTCAGCCTTGACGTGTCCAGCACCGAGAAAACCTCGGATGTGTGCGTTTGGAAGGGACAGCGATACAAGCTGATTCAGACCTTCGACTACGCCGCGAACGGTTACTACAAGGCAATCGGTTCACTCATGGGAGAGGAGGACAGCGGATGACATACACAGAGCTGCAGGAGCTGTTCTGGGGAGAGGTCGCCGTAATCACGGCAGACATCATCAAGACTCCGAATAAATTCATCCGCTGGCGCTATCCCGAGGGCGGCGCGCCCGACTGGAAGATCAGCGACGATATTCTTTTTTTGTATCTCGCTGAAGCGGACGACGACTATGCCAAGCAGAGGGACAGCCTCTATCGTACGGAAGATGAAACCGTCTACCGCGATACTACACGAACGCGTGTGTGGGATTTACAGGCTACCGCTTACGGACGCAGATCATACGAGATCGCAAATCTCCTGAAGGACGGATTCTTTTACGAACCGGTGCGCAGGAATCTTGCGCATAAGGACGTGTTCATCGTCCCGAATCTCCCAACGTGCATGCAAGCGCCCGAACTTTTCGCAGGGAAGTGGTGGGACCGGTGGGACATTACCCTGCGATTCAACGAACTTTATCGTCTTGCTCCGGAGGATGTCGGTCATATCGACCGCGTCCAGATCGGTGCGCAGACGAATCCATAAGGAGGGAACATATATGGCACTCAAAAACGTGCTGCCGCTTGACCCTGTGGTCAATATTATCGTCAATCTTGCGGCTGTCTCCGCGACGCGCAAGAAGTTTAATCTCGCGCTGCTCATGGGCGATGTCGGTTCTGTCGCAGACTTTACCGACAAGCGGATCGTGACCTACGATAGTCTCAATTCCATGCTGCAGGCTGGATTCACGACAGAGGATCGCCTTTACAAGGCAGCAGCGCTGATCTTCGGACAGCGCAAGAAGCCGCCTCTTGTTGCGATCGGCAAGATTGTTAACAAGGAGGCACCGGTCAAGACTGTCCAGGAATGCCGCCAGCTGGACTCGGAATGGTATGTGGGCATCTATTGCGCCGATATTACGGACGCACAGATTCTCGCTGTACAAGAGTACGTTGAAGCGTGCACGCCGTCAACGGTGTTCGCGTTTACGACGGCTGACGCCAAAGCAAAAGCTGCGGACGGCGGCATCTTCGGCACGATCAAGAGTAAGGGATACCGCCGCATCATTGGGCAGTATTCAACAGCGCACAAGGACGCCATTTGTGCGGCGATCGGCTGGGCGATGGGTGCGATGAGCGCATCAACTATCAACAGCGCCTTCACGCTTGCCTATAAGCGCGAAGTCGGTGTGCAGGCGGAGAATTACATGCAGACGTTCACGACGAACGATCTGAACAACATCAAGAAGAACTACGGCAACGTCTACGTCAACCGTGGAAACTACTATGATGTGTTCGAGGAGGGACGTGTCGGCGACGGTTCGTGGTTCGATGAGATCATCTACCTTGACAAATATAAGAACGACATGCAGCTCTCCATCATGGACCTGCTCGTGAATGCGAATAAACTCCCGCAGACCGAGGCTGGCATGGGTCGCATCAAGACGGCGATTAAAGAGGTCTGCGATGACATGAGCCGTATCGGATTTATTAAGGAGGGCGTCTGGAAGGGCGAGGAGCTGATGGCACTCGAATACGGGCATGTGCTCCCCGGGGGCTATCTCATCCAGAGCGAGCCGATGAGCGAGCAGTCGCAGGCGGAGCGCGATGCACGCAATGCGCCGCCGATCTACGTGTCGCTCAAGCTCGCAGGCGCAATCCATCACGTCACCATTCAGGTCGATGTCAATCGTTAAGAGAGGAGGAATACAATGGCAAATGTAAGCACCTATTCATTTACCGATGTCAACGCGACGATCAACTGCCCGGGTTACGGGTCGTTCTCGATACAGGGCGAGGGTGTCGGCGACATGACCGTGTCGAAAACGACTGACCGTACAGCCCAAGATGTTGCATCAGACGGAACGGTCATGGTCAGCAAAATTGCTGGCGACAATGGTAGCGTATCCATCAACGCACAGCAGACGAGCGCCCTGCATAGATTCATGCAGGGGATGTTCAATTACTGCTGGCAGGCGGACACCTCAGCATGGACGACGATCTCAATGATCATCGAGGCCCCGAAAATGGGCAAGACCTATTACTGCTCCGGCGGAAGCTTCGGCAAGGAGCCGGACGAGCCGCTGCAGAGCCAAGGGCAGCGCGTCGCATGGCAGATTCTGTTTGCAGATATTAAACGCATCCAGTTGTAATCGGAGGTAGACGATGAAACGTGAAACTAGAAAGATTGTTGAGATTCAGGGGCGGAAATTTGAAATCCGCTCCTTTGATGCTTTTACAGGCAGCTACATCGCCTTTACACTCATGGAGAAGATGCTCCCCATGGGGATGGAAGCAAAGGTGATGAATACACTCCGCGCAGAGGGGCAGGATGTTGACACGCTGCCGACACCGAACCGAGCACTCATGAGCAAGGGCGAGTTTATCGCTTTCCAGCGGGATGTGCTCTCCGTTGTCGGTGAGGTGTTGCCTGCACGCACTGCACCGATCTTTAACGAGAACGGCACATGGGGGGTCTCGGACATTGAGGACAACGCAATGCTCGTCATTATGCTGACGATCCATGCGCTCGTGTTCAACATCGCGGGTTTTTTCGGCGGAGACGGCTTGAAGGAATTGAAAGCCGGTCTCCAAGATTTGAGCTTTGCGAATACCGCAACGTAAACGCATGGGTGTATGCGCCCGTCATCGCAGGAAAATGGCAGCAGCACGAACTGTGGGACGGGACATATACCTTCGATGATCTTCTCGACATGCACGAGATTATGCTCGTCGAGGAAGAGAACCGTCGTCGGGCGGAGGATTATGCAGAAAGTCAGAGGGAGGTGAACACATGATCGGCGAGGTAATACAGGAATATCTGGTCGGGCTTGGCGCCAAGATTGATAAGCCGGGCTTCGGACAGGCGGAGGCGACCATCAAGAGCCTTGACCGTACGGTCGAAACGTCGACCGGGCACATGGCTGCGAACTTTGCCCGGGCATCCGCGATGATTGGGACAGCAATCGCAGGCGTCACAGCATCGGTGTTTGGATTGATGAAGTCCGCAGCATCGCAAGACCTCGCCATGCAGAAGCTGTCCCGCCAGATGATGGTCGGCAAGGACGCCGCGTGGACGATGAAGGCAGCGACGGACGCCCTCGGCGAATCCATACAGGACATTATGCTGACGCCGGAGCTGATGGAGCGATTCAATAAGCTCGCCGCAGATGGGCAAAAAATGAAGGTCGGCGGAGACTTCGCAGAAACAATGCGAGGGTTCCGCGATCTCATGTTTGAGTTCACGCGGCTCAAGCAGGAGGTCAGCTACGCGATGACATGGGTCGGATACTATCTCATGAAGTACCTGAACCGTCCTCTTGCAGAAGCTCGCGAGAAGTTCCATAGCTTCAATGACATGTTTGTGAAAAATATGAGTGTCTGGACAGAGAAAGCCGCTCGAATGCTCGTTTATATCATCAACGTTGGACGACACTTCTTGACCCTCATCGTTGATGTTGGAAAGGCGCTCTGGCGTATGTGGGAGAGCTTTCCCAAAGGCGTCAAGATTGCGGCAGCTGCAATCGCCGGATTGACCCTTGTCATGAGAGCCAATCCGCTGACGCGCATGATGCTCCTTGTTGGATCCTTGCTCCTTCTTATCGATGATTACTACGGTCACATGGAGGGAAAGCAGTCCGCGTTCGGAGAATACTGGGATAAGCTGAACGAGTACATCGATACGGCAAAAAAGAAGTGGGACGAGTTCTCTGGGACGGTGCTCGGATTCTTTGACCGTGTCGAGAGTTCCAGCGCGCTGAATGATTTCCTCGACGTTATCAAAGAAATCGGAAGAGCGCTCTGGGATCTTGCGACTACCTGTGTGGACGCATGGATTGACCAAGCGAAGCTGCTCTACGAATCCATGGAAAAGCATGGAGCGATTGACGGGCTGAGTAAATCTGTCGAAAAGCTCTGGGGAATGTTCATGTCCGTGCTGGGTGCGGTCAAAGGTCTGATTCGCTGGTTCGGTCGCCTCCTCAACGAGGTGCGCCGGACAAAAGAATACCATGAGCTCATTGATGCAGTTGGCGAGCTTTGGGGCGTTCTGACAGACACATTCAATGTCATTCTTGACCTCATCAATATCGCTTTTAGTGGCCTCTTTGGTGAGCTCGGAAAGACGGATCAAGTTTACTCTTTCCGCGATGCAATCCGGGCATTGTTCGGTATATTGACAGCACTCCTGCGTGCGGCATCAAGAGCAGTCGGCGTTTTCCGCGATCTTCTCACGATGATGCGGGATAGTGCTCCATTCAAGAGGTTCTGGGAGGAGCTCGGCAGAATGATCGATGCCGCGATTGCGCGTGTCGGTAAGTTTGGACGGGCACTTCTCGCGATCAAAGATGGCGAGTTCCGAAAAGCATGGAGCATCATCAGCGGTGATGGAGATGGTTCTCCTGCAGGGCAAGGTGACCGCAAGTGGAATGCTAAGGTCGTCTATCAACGATTCAAGGCGGCTGGGTATTCCGACGAGGCAATCGCAGGAATTATGGGGCGACTGCAGCAGGAGCATAACTTTGATACAAGCGATGTCCCAGAACATGATGTTCCTGGCGTCGGCCACGTTGGTGGGTACGGAATGTACCAATGGAATGGGGGACGCACAAGAGATTTTCTCACTTGGGCAAAAGAGCATGGGCTTGACCCCCAAGACCCGGGCGTACAAACGGATTATGCAATCATCGAGGCACAGCAGCGTGGATTGGATGCTGCTCGGATGAATGAAATGACTCATCATGAAGCGGCTAGGGTATGGACGGATGAATGGGAAGTTGGAGAACACGGGAATGAGCTGGAATATGCTGGCTATTGGCTTGACCAGATAAAGTCTGGTGATGTTCTGAATGCCAGCCCATCGGAACCGGTCTCTACAAGAAATAATCCGATCAAGTTTGCAAAACGGAGAAGAGGATCGGCGATTATCCCAACTTCTGCTACTTCTGCATGCAGCGTCGATCCACTCCTATACAACGGCCTGATGTCCGGCGCGATGCAGACTGGCTACGGCGGATATCAGACGCAGGGGAGTGGTGGCGTTGTCTATCAGGTCAACGTCGGTGGCGTCACGGTCAACGGGACAAATCAAAGTGCTGCGGAGATCGGCAGGAGTGTCGGGCGCGAGGTCATGTCCTCACTCGAGAGAAGCGGGGCGCATATTCTGCGCAGCCGCGCAATGACAGGTGCTCCGGTCATGATTTAAGGAGGTGATGGGGTGGGCATCAAGAAAGGGCTGTCGATTGACGGCATCAACTATTTATCCGATCTCGTCTCCGGCAAGGAAAAACCAGACTGGATGAAGATCAGCACAGAGATCGGAAAAATGACAGGGCATTATGAGATCATCAACTTTCTCACAGGCTACAAAGATATGGAGCAATTCTTGTTCCGCACGCCGAAATGGCCGATCGGTGGTATGTATTTCGACGGCATCATGCGCACGGAGCATATCAGCCGCGTCCGCCCGACAAACTACCCCGTGCAGACGGGCGTGACAATGACCGACCACGCCATCATCGAGCCGGCAGAAGTCACCGTCGAGATCATGATGACGGATGCAAAGGCCGATAGCTACATGCAGACACCTCCTGTGATTGGCAATATTATCCAGTCAATGGGGGCGATGTACAGCAACTTTGCAGGGCTCCCTTGCATGCCAAGTATGGTGACGACGCCCGGAGAGGGACGCTCTATTGATGCATGGAAAAGTCTACGAGCGATGCAGATGGCCCGTACTCCAATCACCGTCGAGACCCGTCTGCAGACCTATCATAATATGCTGATTGAGGAGCTTTCTGCACCAGATGACGTTAACACGCTTCATGCTCTGAGATGCACAATACGCCTACGAGAAATCATATTTGCGACAGTCGCAGAGACGGCGGTCAGCGCTAGAGCGTCAGCGTCGGCAGCAGAATCCTCTTCCGGACAAACTCCCGTACAAACTGGGGATGATGTAAATAAGACCGCCGCCCGCGCCATATTGGATGCGGGCGGCAGTATTTTGACATAAGGAGGTGCAGCAGTGTTCTCGATCGTTCCATTCCAAGGGACACCGAATCACAAATTCAGTGCAAAAGTGCCGATCGACGGCGGTAACACTCTCCTAAAATTCCGCATGATCTACAACGATATCGCAGGATACTGGCTCGTCGACATCTACAAAAATGATCTGCTTGTTTATTCTGCACTCCCCCTTGTGCCGGGGCAAAATATCCTCGAACAGGTCGGCTATCTGGGAGTCGGAAGCGCATGGATTGTTCCGCGCAGTCGTGTGCAGGAGCAGTGGCCGAGCATGGTAACTCTTGAATCGGACTGGTATGTGATCTGGGGTGACAGCGATGCCGGAGACAAATGAGAGTGCTGCTGCGCAAACTCCGACGCGCAAGGGCCGCCTCTACGGGCGGAAATGGAAGATCGTCATCTACAAGCCCGCCTATAAGACAGGAGAGGACGGGAATCCAACCAATGAGCGCGATCCGGAGCACGACACAGAGATGGATGTATCGCTCCTCAAATGTGAGTTCCAGACCAAGGCAACGACCGAGACGGCCGTGCAGATCGGAACACTCGTCGTCTACAACATGAGCGCCGCATCGGAAAAGGAGGTCATCGAGGAGGGATTTCAGATCTCCGTTTTCGGCGGCTACGAGGAGGGGCAGTACGGCGAGGTATTCACGGGCGACATCGTGCAGGTATTCCGTAACCGCGAGAATGGCACGGATTATCGGCTCGAAATCGTCGCACTTAGGGGAATGCAGAGCCTATTCATGAACCACGTCCGCAGTACAATCGCAGCGGGCAGCACACCGCGCGATGTGGTAAACGTGGTTGCAGGACAGGCGGATAAAAAAATCGAGGTCGGCGATGTGTCGAAGGAACTGCCCGAGCAGACACTACCGCGCGGCAAGGTGCTCTTTGGTACGCCCGCGAAATACCTGCGCGATCTGTGCACATGGAACGATGCCGCCTACTGGGAGGGAGAAGACGGAAAACTCACAGTGGAGACCGTCGAGCAGGAAATCCCTGAGGATCGTGTGCTGGTACTCACGCCAAATACAGGGCTTGTCGGTACGCCCGTCTATACCGATCAAGGAATCCAGATCAAGATGCTCCTCGATGCGCGCGTAAAACTGCGCTCCATGATCAAGATTGACAACGAGATCATTCAGCGGCAAGCAGTGCAGATCGACCCCGGAACTGGGCAGCAAAAAAGCGACCAGCTCCCGCAAACGGCGCAATTCGACCAAGATGGAGAGTATCAGGTGTTCTCAGTTGAGCATCGTGGCGACACATGGGGCGACGAATGGACGACCTCGGTCGTTGGCATCAGCCGAAATGGGCGCATGGGGCTCTTGACAGCGGTTCAAGGCAAAGGACAGACGATGAAATGAGGTGACAGAATGCTGAAAGTATCAGAGCGGCTCGAGGAGGAGATCGAGCAGAGTAAGCGGGAGCTGGACGGATTCGGCCTAGACTTGCGCGTCGCATCGCCTGGAATTATTCGCTCCATCGATTACGCACGGCAGACATGCACTGTCCAGCTCGCGATTCGCGAGCGGATGAATCGAGGCGGCATGCTCGAATGGGCAGAGATTCCCATTCTTCCCGACGTGCCGTTCTTTGTATACTCGGGCGGCAGCTACTGCCTGACGCTCCCCATTCAGCCCGGCGATGATTGCCTTGTGGTATTCGGCGACAACTGCATGGATGCGTGGTGGCAGAATGGAGGTGTGCAGAATCAGGTCGAAAAGCGCAGACATGATCTCTCGGACGGCTTCGCCCTCGTCGGATTCCGCAGCCAACCGGGCGTCGTCGGCGGATATTCAGCCGGTACGGCGCAGTTGCGCAACGCAGCAGGAGATGCCTGCATTGAGATCAGCGGGAGTAGCATCCACATTCATGCAGCTGGCGGCGTCACCATAGATGGAGGTGTCACCATCGACGGGCGCAAATTCCTCGGACATACGCACGGAGGAGTGCAGCCCGGCGGTGGGACTACAGGAGGCGTGTCATGAGATACCGTGCACTTGACGATAATGGGGACTTTACCATCGGTAACGGACACGCCTACATCGAGGGGGTGGAGGCCGTTCAGCAGGCAGTGTTGACGCGGCTGCGCCTCCTTATCTATGAGTGGTGGGAGGATATCAATGACGGCGTCCCATACTGGCAAAAAATCATTGAATCGCGCGATGTCACGGCCGCAGAGAAAATTATCCGTGATCGCATCCAACAGACGCCGCATGTTCTGTCCATTTTGTCATTCGACCCCGAATGGGACAGCGAGAACCGCACGCTGACAATTCGCGCAGCGATACAAAGTGAGTACGGTGCATTCAGCATCGACGAGGAGGTGTAGCAATGGCATATTTCGCGCCATATATCGACGATGCAGGCCTGCATGTGCCTACATATGCCGACATTCGAGACGATCTCATCGCGCAATTCAAGGCGATATACGGCGAGGACATCTACCTCGGCAATGATTCGCAGGATTACCAGATGATCTCGGCGTTTGCACTCAAAACGTACGACACGATGCAGATGCTTCAGATCGTCTACAACAACCAGAGCACAAAAACAGCCGTCGGAACGGGGCTGTCGAGCCGTGTCAAACTCAATGGCCTGCGCCGCAAGACGGCGACCTATTCCACTTGCGTTCTGACGCTCACAGGGACGCCTGGAACAACCATCCCCGCGGGAATTGTCGAGGATACGCAGGGGCGGAAGTGGCGATTGCCGGAAAATACACGGTTTGATCGCGAAACACTCGAAATCACGGCGCAATGTCAGGACCTCGGAGCAATCGAGGCTCCTGTCGGGACGATCGCGAAGATCAGCAATCCGCAGTACGGATGGCTGACTGTCACCAACAAAGTTCCTGCTGTCAAGGGCCGCCCGATCGAGACGGACGAGGAACTCCGGCGGCGGCAGTCGATTTCGACTGCGATTCCAAGCCAAAACATGGTTAACAGTACCATCGCCGGCATTGCGAGCGTCGCAGGCGTCACACGATACAAAGTCTACGAAAATGACACGAATTCTACGGATGAAAACGGGATCCCAAGCCACAGCATCGCTGCAGTAGTCGAGGGCGGGCTTGATGGAGCAATCGCAGAGCAGATTTATCTGCGCAAGGGCCCGGGCTGTGGCACGTACGGAACGACGACGATCATCTACACAAATTCCGACGGACTGAAAAACGAAATACATTTCTTTCGCCCGGTCTATCAGGAGATCACCGTCAAAGTCATTGTCAAGAAATACGCGACCTACACGACCGCGATCGAGGCTGATATCCAACGCAATATCACTGCGTACATCGAGCGTCTCGGCATCGGAGTAGATGTCACTACAACGGGGATCCTGACGGCGATTGCAGCATCTGTTGATGATGCGCTTCGTCCTCCATTTGCACTCCAATCTGTCCAGCTTGGGAGAGCAGATGGCGTGCTCGGCATTGTCGACATCATCATCCCATACAACGCCATCGCAAAGATCACAACAGTCACAGTGGAGGTGGTCTGATGGCCGTCATAGACACATACCTTGACCTCATCACATCGCAGCATCGCGGCCGAGAGCGATTCATGCGCGTTGTCGAGACATTGCTGCGGCCATCGGATGATATTTTCGAGACCGCGATCTACCTGGACGATGAATATGACCTCGATAACGCAACCGGTGTGCAGGAGGATGTCCTCGGCGAGTTTGTCGGCGTACAGCGTACGCTTCCATATCAGCCGGACAAGGGGATCTCTCCTGTGCTGGATAACGAGGCATACCGCAATCTTCTCCGGGCACAAATTGCAAAAAACCAATGGAAGGGCGGCATCTACGATATCAAGGAGCTTTGGAACTCGCTTTTTGGCAATGGCATCATTATCCAAGATAATCAGGATATGACCATTGATGTACTCACCATCGGGATCTACGATCAAATCACCAAAGAGATGGTGCGGCAAGGGTTAATCGTGCCAAAGCCGCAGGGCGTGCGGGTGAATTACTATTTCGCAGATCGCGCCGTGTTTGGGTATGACCTCGAAACAGATACCATCAAAGGGTATGACCACGCAGAATGGATGGATGCTCTCCCTGATGTGTCTTTTGCATATGATGTTGAGGATGTAAAGCGCGGTATGAGTGGTTACGACGATAGCTACTGGACATAAGGAGGAAAACGATGGCAAAAACAAACTTCCAAATATTTAATGAGGAGAATTCTCCTGAGCGGACGTACAACGATTCGGAGTACAAAGAGGCAACGCAGCGCCTCGGCGGTGTTATGCCCGGAATGGCGCTCTCACGGATGCACAATAAGATGTACTACCAGTGGTCGACAATGTGCAAAGCAATCGCCAACTTGATTGTTAATCGCGGGCGCGACTGCATGGACAGCGATGTCGATGGGATCACAAAAAGCCTTGAGGAGACAATCACAAGCGCAGCATCCGGTGCAAGCCTCAACCTCCTCCAACGCAGCAAGACCTACGCAGTAGGGGACATTGCCTATCACAAAGCCCTGCCCTCATGGGCGCGTCTCGAATGTGTCAAGGCGGGGACGACTGCCGCCACACTGCCAGACAAAATAGAACACGCGACCGAAAACGGGGGGGTACTGATCACTGATGGATCCGTTATATGGATCCTCGACGATCTGCGCGACGGCACACCCGTCGGGGCCGTACGCGGGTCTCTCTATCTGCCGGCGGGCTACATCAAGTGCAATGGCGCGACAGTGCAGAGGGCGGACTATCCGCGCCTTGTAGCACTGGCGGACAAGCATAACCTCTGGACGGACGATACGGCTGCAAATGCTGGATTGTTCGGGCGAGGGGATGGGAGCACGACGATGGTGCTTCCCAACTGGACAGATCGCATGGTGCAGCTTGCGGGAGATAATGCGGGGGCGAGCGTTACGGCGGGGCTGCCTAATGTCAAAATCAGTTATCGTGACCGTATGTATACTGGCGGTGAGTCTTGGAGTTGGCAACCCGGACAGGAGCACAAAGTGCTCGAAGACAAGCGGAAACAGGTAACCTTAACAGTGGAAGATGGCCCGTATAGTTATGGTTCCGGAGAAGGGTCCGTCTATGGCGGCGTTGTATCCATTGATGTGTCTAAATCCAACGCAATATACGGCGCCGTGGAAACAGTCCAGCCCGCGGCAGTCAAGATGCTGCCAATCATCAGATACTAAGACCTGCGCTCCTACGCGCAGGCGAAAGGAGCAAAACATGATAAAAGCAGGACAACTCATCAGCGACGGTTCCGCCGCCTGGATAATCGACGACGTGCGTGACGGTGCGCGGGTGGGAGACATCATCATGCGCCCGACACTCAGAGATGGCTATATCAAAGCCAACGGTGCGACCGTCAAGGCGAGCGAATATCCGCGTCTCCTCGCATGGGTGCAGGAGGCGGGCATGACCGTCACAGCGGAGCAGTACAAGACAGACTGCTCCAAATACGTCTATGACGGCGCACAGGACAAGCTGATATTGCCCAATGCGACAGGGCACGTCTTACAAGGCGGGGAGACGGTCAAATCTGTTGGGGCGGGACTGCCAAATATCAAGGGAAGTTTTTCAGGGCATCTTTTGGGGTATCAAGCCGAATCTACTCATAGTGACGGCGCATTTTATCTTACTGGACATAGTGAGAGGCAAGCAGAAGGTGGTGGATGGGCAAATATGCCAATTTTTAATTTTGACGCATCCAAATCCAACCCTATCTATGGCTCGTCTGAAACCGTCCAACCGCCTGCGTTATCTCTCATTGCACAGATCAAATATTGAGGAGGTACAACATGACAAAAACAGTCTACGCCTACGCCGCCGATGGTAAGTACATCGGTGAGCGTACCCTTGACGACACTGACCGAAGCCCGATCAGCGGCGTGTGGCAAATCCCCGGAAACATGACCGAGGATGCGCCGCCGAAAGCCAAAGAGGGCTATGACCTCTACTGGCGCAGCGGGAAGTGGATACAGATCGAGCGGCCGAAGCCCGAGCCGACACCTGCACCGCCGGCGGACACCGAGCCGCAAGAGCAGGACGTGCAGCCGGTGCCGGAGACGGAGCTTGCCGTCATGGAGGGTATGGTCGATATGCAGGCACGCCTTGCAGCACTCGAAGCGAAGATGAAGGGAGGTGAGTAACATGGCAACGGAAGCAATCATCTACGGCTATTTGATAGTTGCATACGGCGTCCTTGTTAAGGGTGGTCGCTATGCGCTGTCACCGGAGGACAATCCTAAAAAGCTCAAGATTGTTTCGGAGTTGTACCGCGAAAAGGTCGCGGAATGGCTCGTCGAGCACCCCGCGGGATGACATAAGCCGTCATGAGGGCATGGCGGCTTTTTGTATGGTCAGAAAGGAGATGGTCAGTATTGACTGATATTCTTTTGTTCCTGCGAGGGATAGTACCGACGCAGGTGCAGATCGAGTGGGGGGCGATCGTGTCGATGATCGGGACAGCGTGCTCGTACGCGCTCGGATGGAACGGGATTCTTGAGGCGCTCTTATTTGCGATGGTGATTGACTACATCTCCGGGCTCTTGGCCGCGTACATCAATCCGGGGATGAGGCTCGACAGCCGCAAGGGATTTCGCGGCATTGCCAAAAAGGTCATGATCCTGCTGCTTGTGTCACTTGCGCATTTTGTCGATCAGGCAACGGGACAGACGGTGGTGCAGATTGTCGCGGTCTGGTTCTTCCTCGGCAACGAGGGGCTCTCGATCATCGAGAACGCGGCAAATGCAGGCCTACCCGTACCGCAGAAACTACGTGAGACGTTGGAGCAGCTACAAAGTGAAAAGAGGGCAAATCAGCCCGGAAAGGAGCGAAGTAATGAGTAGTCGTGTATTAAGTAAGTCGGACATGCGCCGCGTAACGCCTGCAGAGCTCGAGGCGCTCGCAGGGCAGTACCGCGAAAACATCCAAGCGGCCGCAGAATATGTTGGTCGCGAGGCCAAGGTGTATCTGCACTGGTCGGCAGGACGCTATGGGCAGTGTTGGGATGACTACCATGTCCAGATCGACAAGGACGGCGAGATCTACGTCA